TTAGTCTTTGGCAAATACTTTCATTAGTTCACCTAACATATGTAAATCATTAACAGAGCCTCTGATATCTCCGTTATCTTCAACGATAGCCATGTACATACTGGAGTATGCAAGACTTATCTCTGCCAGGCGTTGATAAAATGAACTAATGCATCCGTATTCATCAAAAATTAGTGCGTTTAACGCATCTATTTGTTTTGTGCTTAATGTATTCATACTGTTTAATATATTAAGTTTAGTTTTTTATATGATCTGAATTCTTGTTTTTCCGTATCGAAGTATACCTGCGTAAAATCATTTTTAGCACGTTCCTTCTTTTCTCTGTTCGATATGGGAATTCCCGTATCGGATAATGTACCCCAAGCTTCACGTATAGACCCATCTACTTTTTGAAAATAGAACTTAACAATACCCTGTTTCATACGCCTTACAAGTTTAAAGTTAGCCCAAGCCAATTTTAAACACTCTGACAAGCTTTTACCGGTAGTCCTTACAAACTGCCAGGCAGTACGCATAATAGTTGAAAAGTCGCTTCGTTTCATTGCTGTATGGTTTTATACAGCGGGGCTTTCACCCCGCCTATTTTTAACGAAAACTAATTTTATATCCGGTAGAATGAAAACTGATTTCGTAACCGCGGATATAACCGACGCGCATAATACATTCTGCATAACTAATAGCGTCGTAATGATTGTCATAAATTGCTTTGTAAGTTGCTTTCATGCTATTTTGATTTGACGTTTATTAATACTCTGGTAAGTCCTTTATACACTATAGTTTCAGAATTTTCTACAATCCAACCGTTTTTGGTTGCATAGTTCAAAGCATCTTCGAATGAATCGAATTGATTCCCGTTCAATATGTACGTTTTCTTTTTCATAACTATCAGTATTTATATTCCGTTGTATTTAATATTCCTATGGCCTGGGCTTCATATACGACGTTCATAAAGTTTCCATTCACATACAATATCGCTTCGTCTTTAACTCTAAGCAGAATATAGCCTTTGTCTACTTTTCTGATTTGGTATTTCATATTGTTTAATTTTCTTTGAATGTGTATAATGTATATGTGTAACCTTTTCCACCTCGGTAAGCTATCCCGTTACTAAGGTTTTTCATGTTTTCATTAGTAGACTCTATTCTTTCATAATAAGACATAAAGTCATCAGCCCCGTTTTCATCTACTGCGTAAAACTCAGTAAGGCGTCTAATTATATCGGATTCGTTAACGGTGTAACTAGGATCTAGATAAATAACGGTCTGTTTTGTGTGTTCTGGATTCTGTATGTCTGTGAACAAAACCGTTTCGCCGTTTATCCTTAGTTGATCCGGATCCCCTTCGAAAAAGCTTAACACATCATCTGTTTCACAGGCTTGCATAGTATCATATACTAAATCGTTTTCCTGTGCGTTTTCCCAACTTATAATAGTTGTTTTCATGTTATTTTTTTTAAATGTTTTTAGTTTCTATTATCATTCTGGCAGCACATTTGAGTATGCAAACCTTACCGGCGGGTGTTGGCCAGTCTCCAGCCTCTCTCATTTTATAAGTGTATGCAATTAGTGGTAGATCATCCCAAACTTGTAATTTAATACTGTATAGATTAGGATTCTCGTTATAGGCTTCTGTTAGTCGCTCTTTACTTAAGAATCTTAGTAACATGTTAATCGTTGCGTCTGTAACGAACTGGCTATAATATTCGTCGTGAGTTGCTTCGCCGTTCAGGTACTGTTTGCGGGTAATTACGTTTGTTTTCATAATCCATAAATTTTTAATTGTATTTGTAATCGTAATATCTTTCTATTTCTTTCTCCTCTGCCAGATCGTAAGATGTATCTGTATCGTCTGGATCTTCAAAGGTTGCATTCCATAAAATTTCGTCCCAAGTCATAATTAATAAATTATATTGTTACTATAATTATTCGATACAAATATATAGTATAAATATATAATATCCAAACAAAATATATACTTTAACTATAATTATTTCAAAATAATTGTGTCAATACTATATATTTTATACATTTGTATAAAATAAAAGTTAAATAATATGGAATTTAGAATTAAAGAGATATTAAAAGAAAGAGGAATAACTGCCCTTACATTAGCAAAGGGTATAGAAATGACACAGGCAAATCTAAGTAACATAATGACAGGTAAAACAAAACCATCATTAGACACATTAGAAAAAATCGCATCCGCTTTAAATGTCCCTATCACAGATCTGTTTGAACGATCGAAACAGAATACAATAACATGTCCTAAATGCGGCACGGCTTTAGAAATAAAGGAGAAAGAAAGCTATAATGTAGATGAGGATCCATTGACAAAATAGAGGTCCTGTACGGCTTTTTTTTGGGTGGATATAGCTTTTTTTTGGGTATACCCCCCCCGGTGGACCGGTGTAAGGCAGGGCAACCCGATTACGCTTAAATTTTTTTATTTTTTTTTCTAGTGAGCGTATGGGGGTATAGCTATTACCGATACCCTGCTGTATAAAAACGAAAAAGCCTTACCCCATTATAGGGTAAGGCCTTCATGTGAGTATCTTTTATGCTCCGGGCAATAGATAAAGAATATTAACTTGCAGCCATTATTCAACTATGCCTATAGTACCGTTATTATTCCATAAAGCACCAACGGGTAAACCATCGGGACTTTTAGGGCAGTTCTTTAGTATGACCAGTAATATATTCTCTCCGTTAATAGTGGCTACCGATGCATCAAAAGCGGTCTCATCAGTTTCTTGTCTGTTATAGTGAAAACCCACACCACTACCACTTAAAGTTCCGAACGTTTTGTTTCCTTCAACATACACGTTTAGAGAACCCGCAAGAAGCTCTGACCTTACGCCGCTACCATTTGATATAACAACGCTATCGTATGCAACCGTAGGACTAGCAAAGGTCGTATTCTTACCGATAGTAACATCGATACCTGTATCAGCACCAACGAATGTTAGATTTCTCGCATGGGGATCGATAATTATTTTATCTCCTTGATCGTTGTTACTCTCGAATTTTCCACTTATAAGGAGATTACCGGTTGCATCCCAAGCCGCATTACCCGCTGCAACATGACCGCTACCGTCTGTTCCATTCAATAAGATATTAGGGTTACCGTCTGCATCCTTCATCAACGACTGGAATTTCTCGTTGTCTACTAAAAATCCACCGAGTTGAGCCAACACTGCATTTAACTTTCCAAAAATGGAAAGTGTATTTTTCTCAGTAACTCCGTAATCCATCCCCGAATCACTATTCCCAATCCTCAGCGTACCATCATTCAAGCCGTACATGCTACCCTCGTTGCTTTCGTCATCCACATAGTTGATCGACTTAATAACATCACCGTAGATAGCCCCACCTGAGATATAAGACATACCATACTTGAATGAAGTATCCCTGCGGTCTTCTGATACCGGAAATATAACTCCCAACAGGAAATGATAATAGTTTATATCGAAATCAAACATAAGTTGCTCTTCTGATATGTACCACTCGGCAAGCTGGCTACTGCGTTCCGCTTTGATATAGATATAATACATCTTATCATTATCCGGTAACTCCATATCTAAGCTGTCGTTTATGCCCCATGTATACTTATCTGATCCCTCAGAAGGCTCGTCCCCACCACCCCACCAGTAAGCACGGTGATTAATATAGCCCGTCGAAAGCGATACCCGGAAAGTATCTCCTGACTTGTAGGTCTTTATGTTTATCCCATTTACAGTAAAGTCTCTGCTCTTGGCACCTACTGCCAGATAAGGCGTTTCAATACTCAGTGGCCGCAAATGTTCATCATTGAAATAGCCGTCTGTATCGAATATCGTATTTTTTAGATCTCTCAGGTTTCTGCTGTTCCTTATACCATTTCTGCGATTTACAGTATTTTGGGTACTCTCGTTGATGATATTCTCTTTATTCTCATCAACTTCACTCTGTATTCTGTTAATGGGGTTGGATGCGATCTTATCGGTAAGAGTAATCTGATAGGATGGTAGTTGCCGTTCCTCGTTATATGCTATAACTAAGCTCTGCACGGACTTTACAGTATACCTTGTACCATCCGGATACTCCATATCACCCAGCTCATTATCTTTTATCCTCAGGCTTACGCCCTCTTTAAGGGCATTTGCAACCAAAGGCCTATTAGCGAAAAATATTTCATCTAAATTTATGGTATAACTGATCTTGCTTTTCGAGTTTTCAGCCAAGTACGCTTGCGCTGCTTCCAGTAACCTTTGCTCGGCTTGTAAGATATAATTATCCGGCATAAGGATATAAAGCAGGACAAACTTATCGCCATATTTGGGCTTAACATTCCCTGAAGGCAGAACATAGTTTGCTGCTGATGTTACATCTTTTTCGAGTCTGAACCTCCACCGGCACCCTTCCGAATAGTAAGGCTCTCCATCTTTGATAGCTATAGCCTCCACTATCTTGAAGTCGGTAACGCAGTATCCGGTCTTCATAGACAGGGTAGGATCTTCGGAAGTGAGATAATCGTTTATATCAAATCCCAGATCATACAGGTAAACATAGAAATAAGATTGCACCAAGGTGCCATCAGGCTTAATGGTATCATCCAGTTCTTCTATAGCATGGATTGTATCTATAGCGTTCCCGTTCGTATCCACCATGCCTTCGATAGATGGATAAATATCATCGAATACCTTTGTACCCGGACGGATACCAAAATAATCAATTAATGTTTGATCTGCCAGAATATAGTCTGTCGGTCTCGGGTTATCGAGTGTTTCCCTGAATACCGGTAGCTGTAAATTCTGAGTAAACCGGGGGAATGCATCAGTCCGCAGATAATCTCTCGGGATGTTCCTGTCACTGCCTTTTACCCTCAACCGGGTTATAACTGTATTTGCTTCTATATTCCTTTGTATCTCATACAGGCCATTACCTTTACCATAAGCAAACTCTACCAGCTGGTCATTTACTTTAAATTCAGGATAAGGGACGCCTATGTATATTTCCTTCTTCGCCGTATCAAGATAGAAGAAGAATCCGAAGTCAGAATTAGCACGGGTCAGGGCATTCCAGCAGTTCTCATTTGAGGGAGATATTTGTTTAGTTTCGCTATCTAAACTCCTTTCAGTCCATCCTATCTCCCGAATTGGTTTAGGCGTTTCTGAGCCCGAATACGGCATTAAAACTTTCCAACGGTCAATACCGTACTCCGCGTCCAGATTTGCCTGTATACGCCTTCCCAAATCGTACACATCCCCATAAAAAGAGAATGAGTCCATGCAGGTGTAATACATATCATCGCCTAGCACATAATCCAGAAAATCACAATTGCTAATCTCGTATTGACCGGAAGTAAAAACAAGAGTTGTGCTGAATGCATCCCCGCGCATGTTGGTACCCGCTGTACGCTTTATAGAAGATTCGTCCCGAAGTGTATAACGCTCGCCCCGGAATTCCAGATAACTGCCTATGGGTAGATCTAGTTTCCGAGCTGACATTATTGTCGTGGTTACTCTCTTCTCAGACATAGCTCCTCCGGTATAGGTGAAATCTCGGGTTACTGTAACCGGTTCGCCTGAAGGATTAAATATTTTAAGTTGCATAATTTATAGCTGTTAGGATTTTATAAAAACTCTGAATCCGGGGCCATCCTCTCCACTAGATCGAGCTAAAGCCGATTTGACAGCATTGTTTATCGCGTTTGCCGTAGAATTCATCAATACAAGTTCGGATAGCATATTAGACTGTATAAGCTGAGAAGCTTCTAAGACAGTTAGCTGTTGCTCATTTACCCGATGTACAGATATCACTACATCGCGCATGGTATTAAGATATGCCTCGATAATTTGGGCAGTTGATTCCGTTAGGCCCTGTATCCCTTTTGATAATCCGGAAAGAGATTCCTGACTTTCTTTGCTGATACCTGCCACTTGCAGAGCAGTGTCATACATATCTTGCCCCTTATTGTATGCGGTTTCCCACATCTTGCGAAGGTCCTCTACTTCTTTAGATGTAAGTGTTTCATCACTATATGCTTTTGCAAACTGGGCGTACCATTCCTCCAGCGCGTTAATCAGGTATTTATTCTTAACGAAGTTCAGTACGGCATTACGCATATGGTCTTCAAAGGAGTCTCCGACATCCGAGAATGTGGTATCAGCAGCTTGTAACAAGTCGTCCAAACCATCTTTCAAGGTGTCAAAGGATAAACCCGTATAGGTCTCTTTTAAGTTCTCCATGACCTCAGATATTTTATCTGTACCTTTAATTATCTGATCAAAATAATTTTGAGTATCCGAATCTAATTGAGAAATAAACACAGGAGCTTCTGTACTTAATTCCTCCAGCTGTTCAATGCTTAGGTCAAATAGACCTGTCATACGGCTACCCATCAGGTTTTTGAACTCTTGAACGGACATTCCTAAAGCTTTTGCAGCCTGCGTCCACCCCTCAGAGGACATGTCTTCTACCTCCTTAGTACCTTTAGATGCTTTACTACCGATACCGGCAAACCCTTTAGATGCTCCTGAATTCAAATACTGTTTACCTAATGTACGAGCTGCGTCTGTTTGTTTTTCAACTAATTCTACGGCTTTATCATAAGCCATTGCCGCGTTTTCACCGGCCAGTACTTCAGCGAATTCGAGTTGCTTCTGAATAACTTTGTCCAGTATACTGATGTAGGAATTATACATGGCTTTGGCCTTCTCGTATTTATCAGTATCACTCTCACCGCCAAATAGATCGGCTATTTTTGTAGCTATCTGTATGGCCGCACTGATAACAGCTAGTATCACCGATGCTTTTTCTATCGCCTGTATAGCTGCAGATGCAGTGGTACTTGCCGATTTCATTCCATCTATAGCAGAAAACACAGTAGTACTTATAGAACCTATCAGCGATATGATTTCCCCTGTCACGCCACCGATAGAGCCTCCTACATCTTCTATCGAACGGGATAATTGACTTAGCGTATCAGCAACTTTCTTTTCAGCAGCTTTTAACTGGTTTGTTTTCTTTATGGATTCATCTTTGGCTGCATTATATTCTGACAGAGCCTGTTCGGCTGTAATAGTGGTGTCATTACCGGCCATAACCTCATTAAGCCTTTTCTCTGCTTCCAACAGGTCTTTATCGGCTTGTACTACCTCTAATTTTAATTCAGCAATACGGCTGAATGGATCTCTGTTAAGCAATTCCTCAATTATGGACTGAGTAGTATTCGTGTATTCTCTTAATTGATCGGGTGTTAGCACCTGAGCCGCTGTCTGCTTGGCCTGCTCCAATTGCTGTAAAAGAGAATTCAAAGTTTTGGTTGATGTATCTTGCAGATTCTCAAAAGCTCTTACATAAGATGGTGTCTTCTTTAGTTGCTCGAAATCGAACGAAATTAGAGCTTCCCCTTTGCTTTTTGTAGCCTTAGCTATGGCACGGTCAATAGCGGTAACCATTGCTTCATTTCCCTCTGTTTCAGCCTTATATCTTTCTCTCCATAAGTCTTTTAGATCCTTATCAAACTTATGCTCAATACTATATCTTTGCGAGGTGTAATCCTGATATGCCGTTAATAAATCTGTGAAAGTATTTTTGTTCATTTCGGACAAAAATGATTTTCTTAACTTCATACCCTCTTCAGAAGACATAACACCCGGGTCGATACGGCGGAATGTTTGTTCAACAGCTTCTCTGAAAGTGTTGTATTCTAGTTTTACAGATATACCCATATCCCGGAATAGCTGTTTTATTTTACTCTTAGCGGCTTCTACATCTATTCCGGATCCGGCTAGTTTCTCTAAAATGGAGTAACCCTCCTTTTCAAAATTTAAGTCTCTACCCAGCGTTTCCCATTCTTTACGAAAGGCGTCAATATCATCACCCGCCTCTGTGCCTCCGATTAAACGGGATACGGCGTTCCGCAGCCCTTTGTCTCTCTTAGACGTCATTTTAGATAAATCGTCAAGTACTTTGGCGAAATAGATAAGAGGATCGGTCGCATATTCGATGGCATTTGCCTCTTTTTTGAACACTTGGGAAAACTGGTCGCCATACTTGGCTGTAACTCTCTTTTTAGCCTCTAGCTCACCCACTACCTCTATATAATCCTTATAATCGGAATAGGCTTGCTTTACCAGATCTATCTCCGCTTCATATTGCTTTATACGCGCATCTTCTGCTTGCTTGTCAACCTTTTCTACGCCGAGTTGTTTCAGCCTTGTTATTTCAGCCTCAATGGACTTTATCTTTCTATTCTTAGTGATTATTTCTGCCTCAGTGGATTCTGATAATAACTTGGCCTGCTCTAATAACCGTTCCTGGTTTTTAATTAAGGACTCCGTTTCTTTATCTATCTGGCCATTCCCGAAATTAAAGGCGCGGTCTATATCTTTGATGCTTTCAGCATATTCTTGCCTGGCAACAATGAGATCATCATACGCGCTTTTCTCGTTCATAAGTACACCGAGGAACATACCGCTGGGAAGGTTACCATGATTGTTTTTAGTCAATTCACCGGTGTACACCATTCGCATGAATTCCTGTATCTGGTCCTGTGTATATTTCTTTGTCTGCTCCAGGTATTTAGCTATTTTGGGTGCACTATCTTTCCACTCTTTAGCAAATTCATTTTCGGCCTCTTGCTTAGCTGAAGCAATTCCCCGGTCTTTGGCTGCTTGTAAAGCAGCGGCCGATATGGCAGAATACGCAGCGGCGATATTATTTAAAGAAGTGGTTTCAGAGTCCAGCCCGTTTAAGTATTTCCCATACCCGCTCATAATTTTATCTCTTGCGGTATTCCATTCGGCAGTACCCTTTTTTGCGTCTTTAAGCTGATCAAACAAGGCCTTTATGGCCCTTTGCTCTGAGTATATGGCCACCTGCGATTTTATAAGAGACTCGGCTAACTTCTCATTCTCTTTCCGGGCGTTAAATAAGCCTCCGATCCAGCTCACAATGTCTTTCCCAAATAAGGTAAATACAGTTAGTAATGCGACTAAAGCTGTTTGCCAGGAGAATATACTACTTACGACTTGACGCCATACGGGGGTAGCTCTTTGTCCTGCGGCCACAAGTTCAGCATATTCTCGTCTAGCTAATCTGATCTGATCTGCCAACATAGGCACGTTGTTAGATATCGCTGCAAAGAACGTGTGCACGCCATAGGAAAGAGAAGGTAATTCACGTGCAACCTGTTGAACTTCAAATTGTAACATGTTCATACCTCTTCGTTGGGTATTGATACTATTTTGAATGGTTCTGTTACTTTCATTTATCTGGGATGTCGGAACAGTGGGGAATCTTAATTCAGCTAATTGCTTTTTAAGGTCCTCGATCATCTTTTTGTAACTCTCATCGATAGACAAGTTTAGCTCAAAGTCCTGTCCGTACAGTATTTTACCTATTTCTTCTAGCAATTTGGTTTTATCTACACTTAGATCTACATTATTTACAGCGCCTATGGTTGATAGCTGTTTTTCAATCTCCCTGATAGTATCAGGGAGTTGAGAGGTATCTATATTAATAGCAAAAGATAAAGATCCTAAATTTTCGTTATCTGCCATGGTTCTCGGGTTTTGTTATATTCTTAAAAGCGTCATCCATGATAGTAAGAATAGCTTCTTCACCTTTCTTTTTAACACAGTCCTGTAAACCGGTCAGTATATCTTTGCTGCATATAGCTCCTTCGCTTATCTCGTCAGCTAGTTTTATGATCATACAGGAGTGAACAGTAGCGGCGCTGATATCCGGTTTCCCGGATAAAGACAGTACGGCATCAACCGCAAGACTTACGATAGTATTCAGTTGCGATTCTGATATAGTCATTTGTTTCTCTTTCATAACTTTAATTATCATGTGGTTGTTTACTGTAAAGCATATCAATGACATGAGGCTGTATCGCTATGTTGCATTTACCTCCTTTGGTATTCACAAGCAATATATCCCCAGCGTATAGGGCCCCACCCCAGATGCTTACACCCCCTACTGGGTGAAGCACATCACCGCGACTTCTTAAGAAGGCTTCAAAGTCTTCGATCTCTTGCTTTAGCCTTTTGGCCCTCTTCAGCACTTCTATTTTGTCAGGAGTATCAGCATAATTAGTATGGGCATCAGTTATAATATGTTCCAGATCATCTACTAAGCTTACGCGTAGATCTTTAATGATAAAATGGTCAGCGTTTAATGTGGCCGAATGGGAGTGACCTGAAACATGCATTGCAGCCTTAACATTGCTTTGAGCCGTTTCTATTTGGCTAAGTAGCGGCTGCATTTGCTCCAGGAACTGTGATTTCATTGCTGTGAGGGCAAATTTACCAGCTTCTTCATTTATTTGCCTTTCGGCTAGCTCCTTAGTGTGCAAACCACTGTTAAACATAAGATCGAGTAAGATATCATCGTTTATTTTTAGGCCGGTATCTTTCAGAGCGTCTACTTCTTTTTGAATAATAGACACTGCTGTATGGTAGCCTGATAGCGTGAACGTTATCAGGGCTTTATTTTGGTAGATAACTTCTTTTTTCATAATGAGTTAGTTTTATCTAGTATATCATTCATTTGCTTATCGAGTGCTTCTTTATCAGCTCTTTCGTCTTCCATCGCCTGGAACACATCGGAAATAGCTTCTATTACTTGCTTGCCGTGTTTAGTTTCTAAACCTGACCGACGTTTGTCTGATAGTTCTAATTTCTTTGCCATAATTGTTTGATTTATTTGTCTTTTAATATTTCGTCTACCTCAGTGATGGTCATGTCCGCATCGATTAATCCACGGGTCATAGAAGAGAGGGTGCGTAAGATAGATTCGCATTCAGAGTCAATGTCTATACCATCTGATAACAGTATAGATCTAACCTGCTGCGCTATTCGGGTTAGGCGACCAATGTTAACGGGGATTTGTACATCCTCCCAGCCAGTAGTATTTATTCCGTTAATTGTTTCCATTTTTTAATTTGTTTTAATGTTATTAAGTTATTAAGTTAATAGCCGTAATATGGCTATAAGATGTAAATTCGTATTGTCTATAGGATATCAATTTTATACTCCTATATATTTACTTGTTATTGGTTAATATGCTTGTTATGAGCTGTCTATGTATTTGTTGTTTCTATAAAAATGTATTCTTCTTTTCATATATCGCTTTAATTACTTAGAATTGTGAAGATTAATTATTTAGATTGATTCTAAATATATTATTTATAATTAGTCTAAATAATATGGGTATATTTTATAAGTTTTTATATTCGATATTATATTTCTTGCACATATTGAAGAATCTACCGATATTGGTGTGATTGGCTTTCAGACACTCGTTATATTTTTTATCACACTCTGAATAGTCATACTTACCCGACATAGAACTAATGGCATGAAAGAACTCCCGGCCATCCTCTCCCAAACAAGAGGCCAGAGAACAACCAACTGCGAACCAGTCTTCATAGGACTCCACAATATTTATAAGCTCTCCACAGATATAATCAACACATTTTTTGATATTGGCTTTATCTGTCTCCGTTACCTGACTATTTGATTTTACTTTCTTAGGCTTTTCTGTATTAGGAGGTAATCGGGTATATACGGTTGCATTTTCATTGATATAAGGCTCGTCATCGGATGAGATGAACCTTAAACGGCTAGGGTTGGAACATAGACGATCTATCGTTATACCGCAACGTTCAAAATCATCGCAGATAGAGATATACTGTTCTTTGTGCCTATCCGGGTATGCAATGGGGATAAGGATATAATAACCTTTCCCGCCAGCCGAATGAGCACAGGCAGCTACATAAGGAATATGATGTGTATAGTTCTTTAGATCCTCCAGATTAGTTATGTGCGGATTAGCTTTCTTATCTAAGTCGATAGCAACTACGCCGTTAAGCCTCATATTAGAATCTTTACGTCCACCAACACATATACCGGATATGGTTGCACAAGGTAGCTTATCTTTAATGAGCTTATCTCCGGTTCTCCGGTACTCTTCTACTAATTTTTTGGTATCCGGATAATAGAGGAAATCTCTTAAGGTTATTTCTTTTTCGGCCGTTGTACTCTTATTGTCTGAGAAGAAAGAGCATTTTTTATTAAGTATATCCATGGTGTTCATAAAAATTATTGATTTTGTATCACTACTGTAACAATAAAATAACATTTAAGTGCTTGATTATCTGAGTTGTTACAGAGTTAACACTGTAACAACACATTTTTACTCTTAGAAGATATTATATAGCGTACAGTAGTCATTATATATGTATAATATTATATTTATATTATTATAAAAAATAGTGTTACAAGTGTTACAATGTTTATTATTAATGGTTTACCTATCTACAAAGTTGTTACATTTGGTTACAAAAAAGTTACATCATTGATTTGCAGCCTTAAATAAATAGGGTCTTCCTACTTTTTCTGTCAATCCCATATAAGGAGTGTACCGCATCAGTGTATTATAAAGTTTAAATTCCTTTCGGAGGCATGTTGTGATCTCGTTAAGGGCGTATCTATTGCCTAGTTTACCGGCTAATTCACTTGCCGTAATGTATAGTTCTGTTAAATTATCTTCAGTCATTATTTCATCGACCACCAAACGGATATCCTGATATATCGGGCTTCTGGATGTTTCGACAATCTTATTAAACTGTTCTGTCTGGATATCTTTAGCAGTAAACCATATTCGAGACTGTTTTTTTATTGTAGGTTCGGTATTAAGTAAATACCATAACATTGCTGGAGCCTCCTCTTTTAATTTGTTATCGAAGTCGGGATCGAAGTCTTTGATCTTTTCAGGCTTAAGAACCAAATATCTAGTATCCTCCTCATTGAGATGGATACAAGTATCTTCATCGTTAGAAGCAATCATTATTTTTACAAATGGCTCAAAGCTAAATTGGGGCATGAATTTTCTATTCACAGTCGTTTTTGCTGCTGTGGAAATAGCTTTTAATTTATTGATACTCTTTTTTGTATCGGATATTTCCTCAAATACAGCTAGTAAGTTCATAATCCAGGTATTAAACTGGCTGTTCAGATCGTCCTGTCCGAATATGCCGGCATTATTACCTAATAGATATGCAACCGACTGCATAAACGTAGATTTACCAGTCTCATTTTCTTTAGAGGCGAATATGATAACAGGGAGTTTTTCTGTAGGATACTGGAAAAGCACTATCAGATAATTAAGTACAATCTCGTATTTGTCTTGTCCTATGTGCCTGATTAGCTTCTCCCATGTGCTATAGTCTCCCTTTTTGGGCTTTATGGGTAACGGGTGATAGCTATTAAAGCTATTTTCTATTACTGGCTTATACCCAGTGTGTGCTGGAACATAACATTCTGTTTCGAAATAAGGTATTGTAGTGATATCCTTTATGCCGTATCGGTCTTTTAGGGTTTGTTTGGTTACTTGTTTTATTTCGGTACGGCTTTGTTCGCGAGTATCATAAGAGGTTGCACGTATATAGAAGTTATCGCCTATCTGGAATATAAGAGGTAGTTCTATCTCCGGTTCGAATAAATCGAATGTATTATCATTTAGTGTTATCTGATTCATTATACCCTCCTTTCTAAACTAAGAGGGTTTTTCCCAGATAAATGATTAAAAGATAGTTTTTTACAGATATTTGTGCTATATTTGTCCTTGTGATACAGGGAGGGTGATTTGGGAGAATTACCTTTTTCTTTTTTCATCCGCGACCTCCCCTATTTGCTGCGATATTCTTCAAAGCTTCTTCAATAGCAGATTCGGTATAGCGTACACGTGTACCGATTCTTTTAGCTTTAATTATACCGATGTTGGTCCAGTTGTTAAGAGTAACAAGCGATATTTTAAGCCTCTCAGAGGTTTCTTTTCTTGTAAATAGATTCTCTTGTTTTGATTCAACAGGTGTAGATGTAATACTTTTTAATTTGTCCAGCCTGTTATCGATAACACGGCCGATCATTTGTTCTATATCCCCCATTGTAGCAATATGGAGAAGAACCGCATTTGTGTTTGATGAACTTTGCATAACATTTTCGTTTTATGTTTCTGCAAAGTTTACGCCTCTTTATGCTGTTAGGGTATAAAAAATATACCCGATTATATACCCTAAATTTATGTTTATTTTTCGGTCTTACCGTTTCTTATCTTTGTAGCTGTGTTTTGAAGCCCTATCTTATCAAACATACCCGCCACGAAATCACAGTCTTGATTGTGTAATTTATCTGAGCGGGTGTTTTGTCCGGTGACATATTTATATATATTAGTATCTTTTGGCGCAGTATTAGGCTCTTTCCCTGTTATAAACTGTATAAATGCAGTGAGGACAGTCTTATCTATTGTACGATCTATCTTTACATATTCATCTAACAACGTTTGAATTGCCAATATCTGTCTAGTTGTTGTGAATTCTTTATTTTCTTTTCTTTGCGGATTCTTTTTAGATATTTCGTCTAATTTTTGAGTAGCTAGATTTTTAATTCTATATAGCATAATTTCTCCTATTTTAAAATCGTCCATTCCTCCCCAGATCAGATTAAAAGTTATAAAATGGTCATCTATTAACTTAATGAACTCTTCTAAAGATGCGATATCCTCTTGAAACTTTAAAATATATCCAAATGCCTCTGTTTCAGTAATGTAGTGTTCTGAAACATGGTCTAAGAACTCTGAACTATTTAATTTCAATAATTCATGTATAGCCAAATTTGATTTTTTCATTTTTCTTCTTTTTCTGGTTTGCTGTATTTTTCCCAATGTTTTTTTAAGAGTTTTGCGTGTTCTTCAGGCGTAACTTTTATATATTTGAGGAAAGCCGATTCCGTTTTATGCCCCGTGATTTGCATCAAGGATACAGTAGGGAATCCGGATTTATACATATTTGTTGCAAAACTCCGTCTAGCCGTGTGGCTACCGATCAATTCCCATTTTTCTTTTTGATCTATTTTTCTTTTTCCACCTTTTGTTATTATTTTTTCAACTACACTGTTTATTTTTGCAGCCTTACAAACATCTTTTAGATTCTCATTAAATTTTTGCACGCTTATATCTAAAGGTATTTCGCCGTTATACTTATCCCATATTTCTTTGAATATAGGTAGCATCGGAATTGCAACTACACCGCCTGTCTTTTGCTGTTTGAGCGTTAATATATCATTTTTTATATATTCTTTTTTTATGCGGGTAAGATCTGAAAACCTTAATCCAGTCCAAGCCCCTATGAGGAATAAATCTCGTGTTTTTTCCAGTCTGGAACTATTCGAGAAATCATGTTTATGCAATATTTCTAATTCTGATTCATCTAATGCAACACTAAAGCTTTCTTCTGTTAAGGCTTTAAATTTTGCCTGTTTGAACATTAAATTTTTATTGATACCTTTTTCTGTAGCTGAATTCAATACGGCCTTTAGATTAATAATATGTCTTCCTATTGTATTGGTTGCAAGGTCTAAGTTTTGGAGATAAGCAACAAAATCAGAATAGAAATCAAGAGTTATGTCTTCAAAATCCAAATTAATCTCCTTTTCAGACTCAAATTTTTTTAGGGTGGAGAAGGTTCGTTTATACTCTAACTTTGCTCTATACCCTATTATTTTACCGCTATTCTCGTTAAATCGAGTTTCGTTCTGATCTATAAATTGCTGAAAGAATTCGTGTAAATTTTTGACAGCTTTGTTTTCTTGTTTTTTACCAAAATGAATATCTAAGAAATGTTTTAGTTTTTCTTTGTTTACAATAAACCCATCTTTTACAGATTGTATTATATATTTATTTATCGCGTTTTCTATGTCTTGTAGATTCTCGTTTAAATCGTCTTTCTCTATACAATATTTTGTGTTTTTTACTCTGTATTTTTCCGGATCCCAATGAATAGGTAACACTTTTAGCCTGGTGGCGTATAGAAGTGTATCTTTACCGAAATAATATTTGATGCAAATTGATTGAGGTTTTTTAGCCTCCATATCACGTATGATAAATCTTAATTCAGCCAT